GCTTCGTGTGGGCGGCGCTATGATGCAAGGCGCAGAAACTGGTCAAGGCTATTCTTCAGCAATTGACGCATACGGCAATATCATGGACTACAACCGCCAGGCTGACATGGAGCGTATGCAGATCGAACAGTCGCGTATTCTTGAAGAGCAGCGTCGTCAGGATCTCTTGCGTAAACTAAATCCAAAGTCTGATAAAAAAGACAAGGACGATGAGGAAACGGCAGCGAAGATTGCGCAAGCTGACTATCAGATTCAAACAATGGAATCTATCCTTGAAGGTCTTGATGAAGGTGGATTGACTGGGCTTTTCGATGGTACAGCCCTTAAATGGGCAGACCGATTGGGCATTACAGACTGGTGGACAGGCACCGATGAAGGCTCCCAACGTGCATACCTCAGACAACTACTCCAAGAGTTCAAGGTCGACCAGACCCTGACTAAGACAGCACATACAAAAGGCGCAATTTCGAACCAAGAAATGGCCTTGTTTATGTCTCCATTCCCAGACGTCGCATTAGACAACGAAGGTGCTTGGATCCCACAGATTCAGAAACGCCTTGAGATCGCTAAGAAGATCCGTGCGGCTGTTAGTGGTGACACTGGTGATTACCAGATTGAAGAAATGTAAATCCACAAGGAAATGAAATATGGCTGAGTTCCTAATTACAGCTCCAAATGGCAAGAAGTATAAAGTCACTGGAGCTACACGGGAAGGTGCACTTGCAGCACTAAAAGCAAAGCTCGGTCAACCACAACCACCAGTTCAGCCAACCCCAGTCTCTCAACCAGTAAACCCAGAGGGCACTGGTGTCGGACGTGCTATTCAGCGTGGTGTCATAACTACAGGACAAGCCTTTGACTTAAAGACCGCAGCCGATGTATCGGGCCAAATACGTGATCGTGATGTAGGACCTGTGGAAACACTTAACCGTGTTCTTGATCGCCACCTTAGTCAGTATCCAGAGACTCTTAACAACATACGTGCCGATGAAATCAAGATGTTGGCGCGTGTGCCAATGGATCGCTGGTTGAATTACCTAGGTAGTCAGTATGGCATTGATCCTAAGATCCTAGAGCGCATCGGTATGGATGTCGAGCGTCTGGAGCTTGGTAAAGCTGACTGGCGCCAAGAGGGCGGTTACTTCGATCAGTTGCGTGACAAAGGTAACCAGGCACTCCAGGACGCATCTGAGAAGCAACAACGTATTGAGGGACTACCAATGTCCCCTACCGCCCAGCGTGGTGCACAAGACTTCCAGGACGCCGATGGTGTCATGGACTGGGCAAAGAAGTCGTTTAGAGATCCTATTGGCGCAATGGCCTTTATTGGTGAAGTTGCTGCACAAACAACACCAGGTATAGCAGCTGGTATTGGTACATCTGTTTTAACAGGTAACCCAGTCGCTGGTGCTGGTGTTATGATACTTGCAAACGCCCCTCAGTCATTCTCAGGTAAGTTCGTCGAGTTCCTACGGGAACAAGACATTGACATCAGCGATCCTACCGCAATCAAAGACGCACTGTCTAATGATGACATTCTAGCTGAAGCCAGACGCCAGGGTTACACAAAGGCCGCAATTGTAGGTTTCTTTGAAGCTCTTGGTATGAAAGGCGGCGGTGGTATTTTAGCGCAGACCGCACGTCAAGGCGTGACAGGTGGCGCTGGTGAAGGCACCTCAGAATACGTTTTAACTGGTGAAATTGACTGGAAAGATGTTGCTTTAGAAACCGTAGCTGAAATTGCAACCGTCCCAGGCGAAGCCGCGATCATGACAACACGTAAGATTGTCAATAAAGATGGCGACCTTGCGGATTTCAACTCACTTTCGGACAACGAAAAGCAAGCTGGTTCCGATGTAGCACGTCTATTGCGCGAAATTGCGGAAACAAACGGGTATAATCTACGTGACACCAATGTTTCTTCGGAAAAGGGCGGTAAAAAGGCTCTGGAAGCTGCCAGAAAGCGCATTATTGACCGTTTGCGCGTCTTGAAATCAGATCCAGCGATCAAACAGTACCTTACACCCAAGCAACGTAAGTCACTGGCGCAACTTATCGACGATTTTGCCCCAGCTGATGGTGCATTTAGAGCCGCAAATAACAAGGTGTCTGATCGGGTCACCCAAGATCAGTTTGACGCAGTCATGCGTCTACTACCGCCATCAAAAGAGGCGGCAGAGATCGCCAATTTGCTCATGATGTCTAACCAGGTCACCGATCTGTTTAACGCGGGTCTCAAAGGTGGCATCAGTCAATACACTGACTACTTTAATCCGTTCATCAGGGACGGAAGCTACGACCCAAGCCGCGCTGCAAACATCATTATTGGTACTGGTGCTGGTTTGACACTCGGTCCACTAGCGACAGCTGGTATTGTCGGCGGTGGTCGTACATTTGACTTCGTGACAGGACGTCGAGCCGCAGCCCTGGATCGCTTTGTGCGTAAGAACGAGAAATCAGCTGGTCTACCTGAACCAGGTGGCCCATCAATCATCGACATGGCACAATCTGCAAGCGATGCACAGGCAGCACGTAAAGAACAAGAAGCCGCACTAAAAGAACAACGCAAGCAAGAATCTAAGGATCTAAACCTTACTCTAGCACGTAAAAACGAACCACCGACACCGAATAGCCCTCAGGACACACTAGAGGTTGCCACGGGATTAAACCGTAACAACGTCGCAAAGATCTTGCGTATTCTTAAAGCTCGTAACGATAGTCCCCCAGCATTGCTACGGGCTATAGAGCAATATGAGCAGTCAATTGCGACTGGTGGTAAACCAAAAGACCTAAGCCCACTCATCCGTGCGGTTAAGGGGTTCCAGCGTAACAACCCTGAGTATGTACCATTAGACTTCCAGCCTGATGACGCTGCACGTGCGCCTATAGTCGACCAAACCCCAGCCCAGGACACCCCGACACCTGATGTCATGTCCCAGGCACCACAGTTTGGCCCACAGTTTACAACCCAGGAAAACTACAATCGTGGCATCGAGGCTAACCAGACCGCAGCACAGACACTGTCACTACAAGCACAGAATGATCCAAACCTAAGTGTCCAAGACAAGGCTGTCATTGCATCAGCACTCGACAAGCTCCAGGGCAACCTAGGTTCAAACCCTGTCATGAACGCAGAAGCCATTGTGGAAGCCGCAGTCAACTCAGGTGTAAGCCAGGAAGCCATCGAGGCGTATATACAACCGTATGTGGACCGTGTGGCACGCCAACAGGCTAACCGTACACCACCCTCGATGCCTGAGTTTGATCAAGCAATCAATCCAGACATCCCTGCGCCTACCACGGTACAGACAGCGGCTCTGTCGGCCCCTACACCTGTTGTTCACCAACAGATCAAGGCACCAGAGGGCCAAACTAATCATGGTCTACTACCGCACCTTCGTGTTGAAGCACCTACTGCCCGTGAAGGGAAACCACTAGTTCTTGCGGGTACAAACAATAAGAACGCATCACGCCAAATTGACGGTATTGATGAGGTATTAGCGCGTCATGAGGATCCCGCAGGGTCATCTGAAGCATGGGCATCCATGCTAGGTGACGCGATGGCGACAAAAGACGTTCCAGTGCAACCACACGGGTTCATCGAAGACTTGAACAACGGTGGTGCACAGGAGCTACTGTCTACATTGACACCAGGGCAAATTGCAGATGCCGATCATGGTTTCCGTAACGCAGCTGAGTTCCGTCAAGCCTACACAAACGGTGAAATTGGCATTGAAGACACAGGACGCCTGTTCTTGTGGTCATTCCTATCGCGTGGCGTAAGCCCATACACTCAAGAAGGTCTCTTTATGGATTCCTTCAATGGTATTGAAGAATGGATCCGCATGGCGGCTGGTAAATCCAACCGTGGGTCACTTGCTGACAATATCAAGGACTACGAGAAGTGGGCAAAGTCAGCTGCACCTAAAGGTTCAGGACAACCAGGTGCTGGCGCAACACACAACTTGAATGCGTTTGGTAATACCTTCTTGATGAAGATGTCTCAGGACGCTGGCAAGGGTGATGGACGTTCCCGCCTACAAGTAATTCATGACATGATGTCAGACCCTGACACCACAGGTAAAGAAGTCCGTCGTGAGTTCTTACGCATGGGTGAGGGCGTCGGTATCGACAACAAGGTTGTGTCGTTTACACTTCTAGTTGCTGGATATGACGACGTTATGGTCCTAGATCGCGTCCAGATGCGTCAAATGTGGAACGACGGGCGTTTCTCAGGCATCAACCTGTACGACGGATACAAGTCGGACGGAAAGCCTGTCACAGGATCTGCTCTGTCTAGCCTGACATATGGTGCCCGTGGGCTTCTTGTCTACGAAGCAATGGAGAAGTCACTACAGAACCGTCTATCGCAAATCTATAGCGACGTAGGTCGCCCAGACGCAGCATCTGTTGGTCGTTATCACTGGGAAACCTGGGTAGCATCATCTCAGCAAGAGGCATCCCACGGTACAATCGACGCAATCCTAAAACGTGCAAAAGGTGACCCAAACCCACTTGAAGGTGTAACAGCTAAAGAGGGTGAATATGGTGCATATGCCTACGGCGCACGCTATGGTGTTGAAAATGGCGTGCCAATGTTTACATATGAAGTACCTGGTTATGGTGAGTTCAAGTTTACCGTTCCTGACTTCCAGAAGTTCCTAGAGGACATCAAGAAGCCAAAGAACAAAGTTGTACCAACCAAATTTAAGGTAACTGAAAGCGGAAATGCACCTTGGTATACACGTGAAGGCGTCAACCTTGATGCACTAGCAGAAAAGGCAAAAGAACATGGGAAGCAAATTCGAACAGCTGATGCGGAACTACGGCAAAGTCCAGCAGTTCCCGATGGACGCACCCCTGATGCCCCTAGCGGAGAGCCAGCCCTCTTCCCAGCCCTCTCAAGAGGAACTGAAAGCCCAGCTGGCAGCGGAGACACAACAGGATCCCAGCCTCGCGGCCCTTTATCCCTCACAACGCTCGGGCGTATTAAACAAGCAATAGCCCGTCATCGTCCAGCTTACCAAGTTGGCAAAAAAGGCGGTGAGTTTGAAAACGGTATTCAAGACGTTCAAGCTGCACTAGAGCTTGCGAAGGCGATGGGACAGACAGTACGCCTGTTTGACTCGATGGAAGCCCTTAATAAAGAGATCAACAGGCAGGGTCTGCCTGGCGCTGGTAATACAGCTGCAATCTTTTACAGAGGTACAAAACTAGATCCATTTAATAAGTTTTATGTCAGTCCAAAGGCAAAAGGCTTTGAGGGGCTAGTGTTTGCATTGAACCCAGGCGCAAAGAAGTTTGATGGTTCGAAGGTTAGTGACACAGAGGCACTAATGTATCTCTTACATGAGATATCACATGGCCTGACCCTGGGTGACATGGATGGTGGACTACAGTCGAAGGGTGAGTCATTTGCCAACCCTGTCAGTCGTACAAATGACAGTGTATCACCAGGATCATTTGCTGGGTCCGCTTTATTGCCACTCGTTATGAAATCTACCCAGAAACAGCGTGATGCTATTTTGGAAGAGATTGCAAACATACAGGTCAACTTAGATGCTTTCACAACTAACAAACCTGAAGAGCGTGTTGCAGTTCGTAATGTGCGGAAGCTGATACAGTTCCACGACAAAGCAAAAGCAGAAGGCGCAAGTGAATCAGAACTGTTTACATACAAACAGACGTTAAGTGATTACGCTGAGTACATGGAGAATATCCGTGAAACAGCGGTTGATCCAGTCTGGGTATATCTGATGAACCCGAACCTAGCTAAGAAGGTGATGCCAAAGACATCTGCATTGATCAGAACTGAGTTTAACAAAGCAAAAGATCCAAAGATCCAGTTCTTCAGTCACCCCTTAGCCGTCGTCGCGGCTGTCGTCGCAGCAATGATGTCACAACGTGAAGAAGACGACGAGCGCGAGAGACAACAGCAACAACAGATGCCACCAGGCGCACTAAACGCACCAATGGCACCAGGTATGTTGTCACAAGCCTAAGACCCCCAAGGAGAGCAAAATGTTAAAGACTGCATTGGACCTGGTTCCAATCCTAGAGGCTATTGATGTCGTCAAGTCATCAAAGCTCCTAACCAAAGCACAACAGGACACTGTGTTGCGTGAGGTCGCCCTGGCGGTCCCAGCACCAGTGTTCTGCAAACAATGTCCAGAGACACTGTCTATCATAAACAGCCTAGTGGAGACGACAGATGGGCCACAAGCCAAACGTACCGCGAAAGAAACAACCCCCAAAGCCAAAGCTGATGCCAGGTCGAGCAAGACCAGCACACAAGAACCCTCTGGCGCTACAACACACGACACCCGAGGGTCGGGCAAAGTTTCGAGAAGCAATGAGAAACCGAAAGAACAAGGGGGGAAGGCCCCTGGGCGTTCCAGACGGTTACAGTAAGGAAACTATCAAACCCATTGTCGACAAGGCAAAAGAGGACGCCAAAAGGGCGGTAAGTATCATGAAGAAAGAGTATGACATCGAAGACCCACGCGCAGAGGAAGCACTCGAAACCGCAGTGGAGATCATGCGTACACCAGTACACAACCGTGATCGTCTTCAAGCAGCCAAACTGATCCTGGACTTCACCAAGGTCAAACCTGTCGCCAAGTCTGAGATCACTGTCGGTAAAGCTGAGGAGTTCCTAAGCTCACTGCTAGATACCAATGACGGTGACGACAGCGACTAAGCCAATGGCTACTAAGGAGCAGCTGGCTGAGGTCCGTAAGCGACTGTATACCGACTTTAGCTTCTACGCGAAGGGCGCCCTGAAGATCCGCACTAAATCTGGTGACATTGCGCCCCTCAAATTGAAACCAGCCCAGGAGATCCTCAACGACGCTGTCACTAAGCAACTAGAGACAGAAGGCAAAGTCCGAGTGATCATTCTGAAGGCGCGTCAGCAAGGTCTATCGACCTACGTTGGCGGCTACCTGTACTTCAGCGTCTCCCAGCGCAAAGCCGCGAAGGCACTGGTGATTACCCACCACAGTGACTCTACGCGCGCATTGTTCGACATGACTAAAAGGTATCATGAGAACTGCCCTGAGATCCTGAAGCCACACACTAAGTATTCATCCCGCCGAGAGTTGTCTTTCGATGTACTCGACAGTTCGTATGTCGTCGCGACAGCTGGCGGTGAAGCAATTGGTCGGGGTGAAACCCTGACACACGTTCATGCGTCGGAGCTTGCGTTCTGGTCTAAGACCACCGCTGCCGACAACTGGAACTCGCTGACCCAAGCTGTCCCCAATACTAAAGGCACCGCTATATTTGTCGAGAGTACAGCCAATGGCGTCAGCGGGATCTTCTATGATCTCTGGAAGGGTGCAGTCGAGGGAAC